ACAGAGTTCTTAATCTTGACATTATGCCTTCCATGAGAGCACTAATGACAGCAGGTGTTGCATTAGAAAGATGCAATGTTGCAGGTTACAACTGTTCTTATCTACCAGTTGACAATCCAAGATCATTTGACGAATGTCTTTACATACTTATGTGTGGCACAGGTGTAGGTTTTTCTGTTGAGACTAAGTACACAGCACAACTACCTATAGTAAATGAAGCACTACATGACTCTGACACTGTAGTAGTGGTGTCTGATTCTAAAGAAGGTTGGGCTAAAGGATATAAAGAACTAATATCTTTGCTATACTCTGGACAAATTCCTAAGTGGGACTTGTCTCGCCTACGCCCTGCAGGTGCTAGGTTGAAAACATTTGGTGGCAGATCATCTGGTCCAGACCCTCTTGACGATTTGTTTCAGTTTACTGTAGATATTTTTAAGAAATCTGCAGGTAGGCGTTTAAAGTCTATAGAGTGCCATGACATTATGTGTAAGATAGGCTCTGTGGTAGTGGTAGGAGGAGTACGAAGATCGGCTCTAATAAGCTTATCTGACCTTGAGGATCAAGAGATGTCATTGGCTAAGTCTGGTGAGTGGTGGAATGACGAAGGGCAAAGGGCTCTTGCAAACAATTCTGTATGCTACCAAGACACACCTCCTGTAGGCATTTTTATGAGAGAGTGGCTAAACCTATACAATTCTAAATCTGGTGAAAGAGGTATCTTTAGTAGAGACGCTTCTGTTAGACAAGCAGAAAAAAATGGTAGAAGAGATTCTGGACATGAGTTTGGAACTAACCCATGCTCTGAAATTATACTAAGACCGTATCAATTTTGTAACTTAACAGAAGTTGTAGTCAGAGCAGATGACGACATTGAAAGGTTAGCTAAGAAAGTAGAAGATGCTACCATACTTGGCACAATACAATCTACACTTACAGAGTTTAAGTATCTACGAAAAGTTTGGCAAAACAATACAGAAGAAGAAAGACTTCTTGGTGTTTCGCTTACAGGCATATTAGATAATCCTAAATTAGGAAAGGCAGATGACCTGAAGAGGTTAAGACAACAGGCTGTAGATACTAATTTAGGATTAGCAGAACAACTAGGCATACCGCAGTCAACTGCTATTACTTGTGTAAAACCTTCAGGCACAGTCTCACAACTTGTAGACTCTGCTTCTGGTATACACGCAAGGCACTCAGCATATTATATAAGAACAGTTAGAGGTGACAAGAAAGACCCATTATCTCAGTTTCTTATTGACCAAGGTATACCGCATGAGGATGACCTTATGCAACCAGAGAACACTGTGGTCTTTTCATTCCCTATGAAGTCCCCTACCAAGGCAGTACTTAGAGAAGACCTCAGTGCCATTACTCAGCTAGAAAACTGGAAGAACTACCAAGAGCATTGGTGTGAGCATAAACCCTCAGTTACTATATCTGTAAAAGAAGATGAATGGTTTGAGGTAGGTTCTTGGGTGTACAATAATTTTAAAGATGTAGCAGGTGTTTCATTTCTGCCACACTCTGACCATACATACAAGCAGGCACCATATCAAGATATAACTAAGGAAGAGTATGATGCCTTAAGTAAGAAAATGCCACGAAATGTCGATTGGACATTATTATCAAACTACGAAAGAGAGGACAATACAACAGGCACACAAGAGTTGGCATGCAGTGCAGGTGCTTGTGAGATTGTAGACATAACATGATATCATTATTAGGCTCCGTTCTCGGCTTCGGAACTTCTTTTCTTCCCTCCGTGTTGGGGTTCTTTGAAAAGAAACAAGCCAACAAACAAGAACTTTTGATGCTAGAGGCAAAAGCCAAGTATGCATCAGAACTAAGCAAATTAAAACTAAAAGAACTAGATGCAGAAGCAGACATAGAAGAAGTAAAAGGTTTATACAAACATGCTGAGTCGTTAGCACAAGCAAACAAATCTACATTTGTATCTGCCCTACAAGCATCAGTAAGACCAGTTATAACGTATGCTTTCTTTGCTATATTTGCATTTGTCAAAATTACCTACGTAATAATGGCAGTGCAAGAAGGAAGAGATGTATTACCTGCTATACTAGAGGCATGGGATGAGGAAAGTCAAACCGTCTTTGCTGCTATTATTAGCTTCTGGTTCGGTCAACGTGTTTTTAAAGCAAGGAGTAAATAGTGGGAGCTGTAAATTTTCAAAATGCACCAGAGGGTTCAGTAACACCCTTCTTTCCATTCGGTCCAATGATGATGCATGCAAAAATGCCTTCTAGTATGGTAAGGTCGTTAAATAAATACACCAATAAAATTATTAAAGATAAAGAAAAAATTAAAAAATTAGACCATTCAGATAAATTAGTAGGTAAACTTAAACAAGAACTTTTGATAGAAGAAAAAGAATTGAATAGACATATGGATTTTTTTAATACAATTATAGGTAATTTTGTCCAAACAGAATTATCAAGACATTTTACTAAATTAGCAGATTCTACAGGCATATCTTTAAACTACAAGGCTGCTTGGATTGTGCGTCAGTTTGCTGGTGAATTTAACCCTGTGCATATACATACATCGTGTGATCTATCTTGTGTTGGTTATTTAAAATTACCAGAAAAAATAAATGAAGAGTGGGAGGAAGATTATAAAGATCATCACCCTTGTAAAGGACATATAGAATTTATTCACGGCTCTTCTGGTAAAATGCATCAACACACAACTTTAATAAGACCTACTGTAGGTGATTTTTTTCTGTTTCCTGCAGATTTAATGCATACAGTTTATCCTTTTTATTCTGATGGAGAAAGAAGATCATTTAGTATGAACATACAAATAGATCAACAAAAAATTAATGAAAAAGGAGAAGTGGAGTCACTTGACAATTCAAGAGAACATGGGTATTCTATAAGTAGTGGGTGGAAATTAGATTGGATGCTTCCTACTAAAAAAATATAAAATTTAAAATTACTTCAACCTTTTTAGGAGAACAAAATGGAGTCACAGATAATATCACTACTTTTGAGTAGAGAAAACTTTGATAAGGCAAAAGCCCTTGTCACAAAAGATATGTTTGATAAAAAATATAAAACTATCTTTGATGCAGTAATGCATTATCATACTAAATATGAAGGTGATCTATCGAAAGATAATCTTTTTATAGTACACAAAAATTTATATCCTGCCATGCCAGACTCTACTAGAGAGTTAGTAGAAGATGCAATAAAAGATATACCAGAAGACATAGAGGGTGATCCTCAGTTTGTAATGGATACCCTTACAGAGTTCTGGCGTAGAGAGATGGCAAGGAAGGTAGGCGAAACAGCCATTGATATATGGAATGGCGATTCAGCTAACTTTGGTGATTTGCGAATGATGATTGACCAAATAATAAATCAAGATTCGGCTACTGGTATTCTGTCTATGCAAAGGGAAGAGACAGATGTTGAAGAATTGTTTCAAGACTTTGAAGCAGACCCAGACTTCCCTTTTCCAATAATAACATTATCTGATGAGGTAGCAGGTACATACCGAGGCAACCTTGGTATTATCTTTGCTAGACCTGAAAGTGGTAAGTCATCTTTCTGTGCTTTCTTAGCTGCAGAAGCAATACGCAAAGGCAACACTGTTGGATACATAATGAATGAAGAGACAGCCAAAAGAATGAAGTCAAGAGTTCTAACTGCCTACTTCAATGTACACAAAGAAACCTACATGCAAGAAATAGAAACTATAAAAGAAGTTTACAAAAATGAAATAGAAGATAGACTTTTTATTATGGACTCTGTAGGCTCAGACATATCAGAGATAGACCAGTTTGCAAAACTAAATAAAATTGATGTGCTGTTTGTAGACCAGTTAGACAAGGTAAAAGTAGGCGGTGAGTTTAGCAGAGGCGATGAAAGATTGAAAGAGCTTTATGTAAATGCAAGAGAGATAGCCAAGCGAAATAACTGCATGGTATGGGCTGTGTCTCAGGCAAGCTATGACGCACACAATCGTCAGTTTTTAGACTTTGCTATGCTTGATGGCTCTAAAACTGGCAAAGCAGGTGAGGCTGATATAATTATAGGCATAGGAAAAAATCCTGGTGAGGATGATGATACTAGGTTCTTATGTGTTTCTAAAAATAAAATCTCAGGGTGGCATGGTCACGTAGTTTGTGAGATAGACAAACTTACTGGGAGGTACTACGAATGATTCTAACACTAGACGTAGAAACTACTTTTATAAAAACAGACAAGGGTTCTGATCCGTCACCTTATACTAGAGGTAATCAGTTAGTGTCTGTAGGTTTTAAAGAAGATAATAACCCTGTACAGTATGTATGGTTCTATCACTCAAAGAAAGACCCTACACCAAACAACATGAAGATAGTACAAGACGCACTAGA